CAGCACACTCTTCGATGACGTCGTCTGCGAATTTCTGCTCAGGTGCCCATATCATACCAGATTCAAACAAAGGTGCAACCGCATTTACACGTGTATGCTTGTCATTGCCTTTTGACGGGGTGTAGTTGACAACGGGTATATCCATCTGTCTAAGCTCGTATGTTAAAGGTAAACCAGATGCTTTGGCCTCGATTATAACCGTCTCTGGCTTCCAATAATCGTACTGTTCCAAAGCTAGTCGTCTTAGTTCTGGGAACTCGTATCTACCTTTTACTGCATCTAATAGTATTAGATTGGCTGGACTATCCTCATCCGGATAGAATATACCCCATGTTGTTATCGCACTATAATCAGCTGTCTCCTTTTTTGTAAAAGCTGTATCGTAAGATTGTATGACGTGTTGTAACTGTGGTATCTCCTCGTCGGTATACTTCATCCACCATTCACGTTTCAATATCGCGCCCTCTTCTGCTGTCGGGTTCTGCATCCACTGCGCGTTCCATTTGCCCGTGGGCAGTGTTGCTTGGACCTTCTCTAACTCATCCAGGTTCCAATACTCTGGCCACACAGGTTTTTGGTCCTTTGATCCATGGTCCATGATCGCCGGAAATTCGACCACGTGCCACTGATCAGCCTTAGCCTCTTTTTGATTCTGTATCAACTTACCTGTAAGATCCTTGTTGCTCCATCTCGTCATAACCAAGACTATCTTACCGCCTGGCTGAAGACGCTGACGTGGACCTGATGTATACCACTCGTAAGCAGACTCTAGAGCTGTGGGGGACATCGCATCCTGCTCTGAGTGTGGGTCATCTATGATTAGTAGATCCGCACCACGTCCCGTGATCGCTCCACCAACACCGGCTGCGAAGTATTCACCACCCTGTGCCGTCTCCCAACGTCCCGCTGCTTTACTGTCTTCCTGTAATCTTGTTTTAAAAATCTTTCCGTAGTCCTCACTGTCAATCAGATTCTTGGCCTTACGTCCGAATCTCACGGCAAGTTCTCCGGTGTGCGTTGCCTGTATGATCTTGAGCTTTGGATCTCGGCCCACCATCCATGCCGGAAGTAAGAATGAGGCAAACTCCGACTTGGTATGTCTTGGGGGCATGTTAACTATCAGACGTGTTATCTCACCTGATGCTAATTTATTAAATTTATCTGCTATGTGTCTGTGGTGGGACCCCTCTATAAAATCGGGCCACATACATTTTACAAAAGATATAAAATCATTTTTAGCTTTGTTCTGTATCTTTTTTTCAGCGTGCATTAATTGCAGTTGTTTAAATTTTCTACGCACATCTGCAGGTAGTTTACTTATGTCTATATTATCTAAATTCATTTAAAATTTTTAAAAAATTTTTTGCACTATGTTTAAAGTGTTCAATATGTTTTTACCAGCTATAACTCTGTAAATCAAGCAATACAACCTAGAGTAGTGGGACCCCTTTTATGTAAAAGGGGGGATAGGGTCTAAGTTATTTACAATGTTTGGATTTGGTTCGGGACCCCTGGCCCGTAGGGCCAGGGGGAGAGAGTTAGTCTAACAGAGTCATGTAAGCTTTAGGGTTTAGTCTGCTAAACCTATCCTTACATTTTAACATGGCGTCCCATTGTTCAAGGGCTTCATGATAAAATACCTTATCATGCAAGTCCGCCTCTTCCTGTGTTAGAAATTCACGTTCACCTGTGAATCTGTTTTTTCTTTCTTCTGTTCTTTCTGTCATAATATATATCCTACATTATCCCTGATTAGTTGTCAACTCTTTTATTACTTTTGTTTTATACGCATTGTTATAGTAATCGTATCTATTTTCGACAACTACATCGATCGGTGTTTCGAGCGCCTCAGGTCTTGGGTGTAGTCTAATAAACTCTTGATAATGTTCATGAATAAAATTCATTAGACAAGTCTGGTCACAAAAGTATTTCCACATTCCTCGTGGATAGTTGCCACTAACATTGATCTTAATTGTTCTTAAAACCTTAGAGCCTTTAACACCACGAACTCTATTGGTTGTTTTTCTTTCGTGGCACTTCGGACCATGACACCAGATATAATCACTCATAACTCGGTAGTCCCCCAAACATTGTAACAACACCAGCAAACGAAATTAATAATCCTAATATTCTGTGATCGCCTGAGTGTATAAAAGTTATGAAACCTAAGAATACTAACATAAAACCAACTAATATCATTAGTAGTCTGCCAATTACTTCGCCATATCTTACTTTGTTGTTATCCATTAGTGCCTCACTTTCCAACTGCCTGACGCAGTTCTATATCCATGTGCGTCCATGTCATAATAGACATAATACGCAGTACCATTTTTGGCAACTCCATATCTAGATTTATCATCATGTTTGCCTTGTCTTGTTATGTGCTTCTTATGTTTAGAAGCCCAGTAAGT